TTCTATATGTGTCTGTTTTAACTTCAACAGTTTTTTCTTCATCATTTGGTTCTATTGTCCAAAGCAAATCTATATCTTTAATCTGATATTTCCTATCATCCTGTACATCCCAAACACCTGTTGTACTATTTAAAGTATACAACCATTCTATTATATGTAATACGCCACGTTCCCCTAGCTTTTTCTGGTCCTTCCAGCTGTGATTTAATGTTACCATTCTACCCAACCCTTATCTTCTAAATCTTTTTCTTCTGTTATAGGTTTTATTCTATTATGAAGAAGATTAATCTCTGCTGAAGCTAAAGCCTCTTCTACAGATTCTTGTTTTGTTGTTATTAAACTACTTGCATCTACTTTAGTTGCCCAAGAAGGGGAGCATACTTCCATATCTACATCTAGTGGTATACCCAAACTATTAATCTTTAATAGCTCTTTAATCTTAGGTAATACTTCTTGTACTTCATCTTCATGTACCTCACAGATAATTTCATCATGTACCTGTAATAATAAATTACTTTTCTTATCATCTAAATATTTGTGTATTTCTATCATACGTTCACTCATAATGTCTGCACTTGTACCCTGTACTAAATAATTAACACCTTTATATCCAAAGTTCTTATCAATTCTATAAACTCTACCATATCTATTCTTTACCCAACCTTGTGATTCTACTTTTTTAACTACGTTATCAAAAAATTCCCTAGAACCTGTAATTCCTTCAAAGTATCTTTTCTTATACTCCCCAGCTTCCGTAGGTGATACATTCAATTGAGTAGCAAGTTTGGCATTACCAATTCCATATATGGTTCCAAAAGTAATTGCCTTGGCAGTTTGTCTATAATATTTATAATCTTTATGATTTTCATCAATTTTAAATGCAAGTTTTGCAGCTTCTCCATGAAAATCAACATCACTTTGCTGTAACATCTTTTTAACTGCTTCATTATGCATAGCAATGTAACTTAAAAAGACTCTAACTTCCATTTGTGAGTAATCAAAACTTACTAGATGGGTATTATCTCTAGGTACAATTAATCTACGTAGTGAGATTTGACTATCATCAGTTTCATCAAATGACTCATCGCCAATAAATGCCCATGTTTTTATTACATCATTGCTCAACTCTACACTTTTCCCACCCTTAGTTGCTATAACTGCATCAACTCTATTCTTTACAGTAGCTAGGTCTTCATCAGATAAATCAGTATCAGTTACTTTGAAATGATTTCTAGGTACATTTTGTAAATTAGGGTTTCTACTAGATAAACGCCCTGTTACTGTTCCCCAATTACAAAAATCTGTATGCAAATCTAAGCCATCTTCATTCTCAAAAGGTTCTAAATATGTAGACCTAAGTTTTTCTAGTGTTCTCCATTGTCTAACTAGTCCTGCAATAGGATGATTTATTTGAGCTAGGGCTGCTTCATTCCAAGAATCATTTCCTTTAGCAGTTTTTTCAGGAGATGAAATATTTAAACTTTGAAATACAGGCCCCATCTGTTGTGTACTTGCAATATTATATTCATCATCAAATACACCTGTAGTAATATCTTTTATCTTCTGTTCTATCTCTTGTTTTCTACTTGCTATAAGTTGTGTAGCTTTCTTGACATAGTTCGTATCAACCTTTACACCCTTATTTTCCATGTCAAATAAGACACGGGTAAGTCTTACTTGTAGTGTCCATATATCTAATTGCTTAGTTTTTTCTAATTGTTGAAGACACTCAAAATATATTTTCCTAGTATAGAACACATCTTTTTCGCAGTAAGGACCTAGTATATCAATGGGAGCTTTACTAAAATCTTTTGTCCATCCCCCTTGGCGTAATGCTTTTTTGGTATCTATATCGTATTGTGCATGCTCTATTCCATATCGTCTTTTAATAGTTTCAGTTAGAGAGAGCATATTAACATTACTGTGTTCTATAAGTCGTACCATAGGCAACACGTCAAAGATTGATTTTCCATTAATATTTAAACCTTCTTTCTGTAAGAATCGGATATCGAATTTAGCATTATACGCTATCAAAATAGACCCAACTGAGTTGAGCATAGTTATCAATTTTTGTATTTGTTCATCAGATAAATTAACTAATCCAAATGGCATATGCCGATATGGAAAATAAAATGTATCTTCTGAATCGTCTAATCCGATTCCGATTCCACAGAGTTGATTGTACCCGTGACCATCTAGTCCATTAGTCTCCACGTCCACAAAAAATGTTGAGTGGTCCCAAAGTCTATCTAGAACATTATCGAAATCATCGGGTTGTACAATCATTGGAACTTTCTACGAAAACAAATCGTCAGCAGATTGTTCTGCTTGAGTTCCTGCCTTTACACCCCAAGTGTCAATACAGTATTGGTTTATAGAAGGTAGGTTAGCAATCTCTGCCTTTTTTTCGGCAGGTATCTCTAATTCCCTTGCTAAAGATGTAATGTGGTAGTTTGTGTCTAGACCAGCTCCCATCCTTTTTATTCGGATAGGTGACTTGTCTAAGCTACCTTCATCTTCATAGATTTCTTCTAATTGTCCGAAAACAATGTCCCCTCGTCCAAAACCTAATTTGATTACTTTGAAGTCGTTTACAACTTCTTTGTACATCTCTTTTCCACTTTTACCTGCTACCACTTCCCAAGATTCCACTCGCTTTTCAGCATGGAATACTTCATCAACGTATGCCCAAAAGGCAAATTGATGTTTTGGTGATACACCTTCTGGAATACCATCAATTGATAATCCTTCGGGAGTTGTGTACTCGTCTTTCTCTCCATCAAAAATGGATTCAAGAACAGTCTTAAAAGTGTTTCCATCTCTGTATTGGAAAACTCTGATGTATGTCATCGCAGTATCATCAGGGTGTCCTGTTGCTACTGATTTAATCAAAGCTTGGTCGCCATCTTTGAACCATAACTCTGATTGGTTATTGTTTGTAACAGAGGCAGGAGTATTTATTTGCTTCCGTCTCTGTGAAATCATGGATATTCCACCCATATTTTCCTCCTTGAGCCTTTTAAAAAAAGCTTCTATTAGCTATTACTTCTTTGAGTAATGCTTGGTTTGTTATTTCTTGTACATCTTTGTACTCTTGTGGCAACGATATTGATGATGTCAGCACACTGCCTGAAAGCATAGTCGTTGCTTTTTCAACAGCTCGTTGCCCTGCGACATCATTGTCAAAGCATAACACAATTTCTTCTACTTTAAAAGACCTAAGAAGATTGCATTGTTCTTTAGACATTGTGGCTCCTAGAATAGCTACGCTAGGTATATTGTGCTGCCATAACCACATAGTATCAAGAGCACCTTCGGTAACACATACATAGTGTTCTTTTAGAGCACTTAGTTTGTTTGCACCAAATAATACTTTTGATTTCTGAAACTTATAGGAATACATATACTTAGGTATTGCTTTTTGTCTACGAGCCACCCACCCAATTAATTTATCTTGCATACTGTGTATTGGTATGATTAGGTCACCCCATTCATTAGTGCCACAACCCCAAAATTTTAATATTTGGGTATTAAACCCTCTATCATAAATCCATTCTGGATATTTGTGTTCAATAAAGTTTGGGATAAAAATATCATCAATGTTTTCATCACTCTTATCTATAACTACATCATCAAAGAGATTCACATCATAACTTGGTTTTGGTGTCAAAACGTCTGTTAATTGTATGTCATTACCCCCTAAATGTTTATATATAAAAGTTTTTAAAGAACCTTGTCCACAACCTGCAAAACAAATCCAAACTCCCTTATCAATATTAATCGCACATGAAGCTACATTATCGTCATGAAAAGGACAAACCACAGAGAACTCATCAGTCCCCAGTGGTACATCTATTCCAACTTTTTGTAATGCTTCAGCCCAATCAATCATATGATTATGAGTTTTCTTTTATTTTGTTAATTACTGTCCAGTATTCTTTCATCAAAGCACTTTGCTCTGCTTTAGTTATTTTCTTATCTTCAACAGCTTTTACAGCAGTATCCACAAGCTGAATAACCTCTGGCAAAACATCCTTGTACTTATTAAAAAGACTCCAGTACTTGATAAGTATTTTAATCAAAACTCTGTGTCCTCCGTTAGAAACTCGTTTATTTCTTCTATATGCCCCTTATCAACATCCCATCTAAGAAAGGATGTATCAGAAGGCAGAATACCGTCTCGGTACTTTTGATATTGTACCACTCGTTGGTCCTCTGACTCTTCAACTTTTGCCATTGCAATTGCAACGTCAGAAGCTCTGATAAGAGCATCTCCAAAGGCTACTTGGTCGACTCTAGGTGGCGTGAAAATATCAGCCGCCTCTCTAGTAGCCTGTGTTGAGACAAATATTGGTTTATTAGTGGCTAGGCAGATATTCTTCATACCATAAAACAAACTGTGGTTTTGTTCCCACATTGCTTTTCTGCCATCCCCACTTGATACTAAGTAGATACCATCTACTACTACGAAATCAGGATTATGTTTACGAATCAATGCTTGTATACTTCCAATAGATATTGTAGATTCGCCCTCTATATGGTCACATACTAATAAGTTTTTTTCTTCTAAGCCATCTAGGAACTCTTTATATTTTTCTTCATCTATGGGGTCCCCATTTCTTAATGCTTTATGAGAGAAGTTATAACCTTTCATCTTTGCAATCACAACATCCATTCTAAGGTTGATTGCAGAGGTAGGCATTTCACTAGATATAAATAAAGTTCTATAACCTTTCATAATTGCAATAGCTGCTGTTTGAATACACATCCATGTTTTACCAACAGTTGGTCTAGCAAAAAAGGAAACTAAATCAGCAGGTTGCCACCCAACACCTGTTCTATTAATATTTGTAAAGGGTGTTGGTATTCCCATAAGACCGTCACCTAATCTTCTTTGGCGAATTTTTTCTTTATAGTTTTCAAATCGGTCTGTTTGTTTTGTATCATAATAAGTAACGTCTTCATCATAGACTACGTTGATATCTTCTAGTCCATCCATAATCTTTGCCAACGCCATTTTTGGGTCGGTCTTTAGCTTTTCTTTATTCTGTTGAAATGCTTGCACCACATTTCTAAAGATAACCTGTTTTCTAAATTCTTGAGTCAGATATTCAAAATCCGTAGATGGCACATTAATATCCAAGTCTGGAAAGTTTTCACTTAATACTTTTTTACTTGGGAAATCCTGAAAGTCATCATAGAAATTAGTTAGAAATGAAAACGCTTTTCCATGTACGGCAAAATCTTTTGCCTTAAAAGGAAAGTTATCTAGTGTAGACTTCTGTTTGATATTTAAAATAATGCCTGATTCAACATATTCGTAATTTTCCATTTAATCCTCTTTTATCTCTGTTCTGTATACTGACCTGTTACTATTATCCAATACGTAACATTTTCTATTTTTTTCTTGAGCCATGAGGTCAGCTATTCTTTTAGCCTCATTCAGTCCTATAACAGATTCTTTTACACCACTTGGTTTATCTGTTAAAGAATTAATTGCTACTATCTTATATACTCTAGTATCCTTTGTCAAAGATTTAGAGCCTGTAGTTGTTAATCCACCTTTTCTATTTTTTCTAGCCATCTCTCAAATTTATCTTCTAGTTTTTTTAAATCTCTATTATGTCCTGCATTTGGAAACCACGTTGCTTTTAAAATGTTATAACGTGTCCACGCATTTTTTACTTTAGCATCATCTGTTACAATAATATACCAATATAATTTAGGGTCATGCTTAGTCTTATATCTTTCAAAGCTATCACTAAAATTTACTACAGAGAAGAATGTACTGTTCTGTCCTATAGCGTTGTACATTGCACATAAAATTGCATAAGTATCATGTTCATTATGTAATTTTTTTAAAGCTTTAATTTCATTACCAATAAAAGGAAAGGGACTTTTATTCTTCCCATCATTATAATTATAGGGTTCGTTATGAATCTGTTCATATAGTTTCATGAACGCACCATGTATATCTTTTACACTATAATCTTTAGGATGCTTTGATACCATTTATGTATGCCTTTAGTCTTTCTTTTAAATTCTGTCTAACTCTATATGATGACTCACCTAAGTCTTCTGTAATCTCTTCCATGGTAAGTCCATCTACTCTACTAGATATGAATACTTTTTCTTTATCTGTGAATGTTTCATTATTATCAGATAATATGTCATCTAGCAAGAGTAAATTAGAAAAATCTTCGGCATTCGGGTCTTCTAAAGCTTTTTGAAGTTCGTTGGGATTCTGTTCATTGTCAGTAACAGAAACGAAGGTTTTATCAAAACTAACTACTTCAGGTAATTTAGTCGCTTTATTAATTAAAGTAATTAAAGTATTTATCATTCCTCTGTGAACGTAGGTATGAAAACTAGCTGTGCTTTTTGTAGTATCATATTTTTCTGCACACCTCATCAACACCATTCTTAGTTCTTGAATTAGGTCATCTTTGTCCATACCAGTGACATAATATTTATTAACTAATCCCTGAATTTTAGGTTCCCACGTAGTTATTAAATTATTGTCTATTGGTATTGTCATCTTGCCCAACTTATTGTTTTATCAACCCTACCTTTATTATAACATTGCCGACTACAGTAGATGTTGTTACAACCTCTTATATAACCCTGTCTAAGTGCTGTCTTAGTTCTTCTAAATTTAATGTGGCAGAATGAACATGTTACTTCAGGTCTATAGTATTCATAACTACATCTGCCCTTATGAACTATTGCTGTAGATTCGCTACTACAAATAGCACAAAATCTTACTTTTCTTTTTTTAGGAGGATTTGGTAGGTCTGCTCTTTTTATAATTCG